TAGACAGCACATTATTTTCAGTGGCCATAACTACCTTGCCCAAAGCGGTGTTTGTAGAATTCAACGCATCGGCAGATGTGGAAACAAATTCAAATAAACAACCAACCAAATTGTATTGTTCATAATTTGATGCCATTGCGCTCAACCAGGGTGCAAACACAAATAGACCCGGATTGATAGGTATTTGTATGGAGTTAAAGGAAACAGAACCAGATACATCACCAAGATATTCGCGGTGTTTTATTCGAACACAATTCTGACCGAATTCTGGTACTGGACTATTGCTATTGACTAATGTATTGTTCTTGATTTGATAATCACCAGAACCAAATACTTTATTATATAATTTCTTACCAACGGCATAAGCCGCTTGTATTGGTGGTGGTGCCAATCCACTAATGGCATCCAACACAGTTCCCAACCCCAATTCCGATTTACCCGATTTCCGAGGCGCGCGTATTGGCCTGCGTGCCTGAGGATAGTAGTTTTGCATTTGCTGTTGCTGCAAGCGTTTCATAGCTTTCTTTTCTAAAGCTTTCAAATTTTTGATTTTCTTTTTGACCATGTATATTTTTATTAAACTCCCACACATACACACAATTTTTGTTTTGTATGTATTTGTAACTGTCTACCAAAACATTGGGACATTTACTCAACACCGCAGGAGAAAATGTTGGTTCTAGCGTGAAGGTTTCAATTTCTTTCTCTAAGTCCTCTTGTTCAGCAATGGTTATACCCTGTACTTGCTGAACCAAAAGTCTAGTTTCATGTGTTATATCACGTTGACTATAATCATTACCCACTAATTTTAATTTATATGGGTCATCAACATGAATCACTTTACCTTCACCAACTAATTTTAACATGTGTGCACAATATGGTTGTATGATTGGGGTTCCTGGATATTGTGCCATGGCACAAAGCAACTTTCCCCTAAACATTTCTATTAGTTTTTGATCTTTACATTCAACCATGCGCTTAGGGCCATATGGCAACTTAAGTAGCGTCTTAATAATATTGGGCACAACTGTGTATGATTTAACATCAAACACAAGTTGACAAAAAGCAGCTTTATTCAATTCAGTGAACATCTCTAATTTCACGGTGAATCCAAGCCTAGTATAATCTTCAGCTGTTAACGCAAAATTGTAAGTGTAACCTAATAAGTCATCTCCTTCAACCACACAATCGTGTTCATGACCTTGATTTAAAAATTCAAATATCAATAAATTGGCTAGGCCATTGCCTAATGACGTTGTCATTTCACCCGACATACGCGTCGCCAAGATATTACAATTAAACCACTTACTACAACACCTATTAATATGAGACACACATCTCTTATAACGTTTCAACCACTCTATACCAAAACTTACATTTGACAATAGATATTTGTAAACTTGAAATTCAACAATTTCATATACATCTTTTGTGAAATGTCGCTCAAAACTGGTATAATCTGTAGTGATGTATTGATGACATTTATTATCAAATCTATCATGTATATAACGAGCTCTGTCACGTACGGGAATATGTTTGACGAATTGTGGTAATTTATAAACCACATGTTCCATGCATTTAACAACAGGACCAAAATAGCACTTAGCATAGTCGCTGCGAGCATAAATAACACGAGGCTTTTTAATTTTCTCGTAAAATTCTTCCTTAATGAACATCTTAACCCTTGCAAACTTCTTAGTTTCAAGCAAACCTGGGTCTGATTTGATCTCATCGTAACGTACGCGCAATTGAGTTTTTCTAGCATTAGAATAATTCGTATTAGCCAACCACGTTTCAAAATCGAAATCGGTGTCGGGTGGTAGTGGCTCAAGATTTGATGCAATATATCGTTGGACAAATCTCTGGAATTTCCGTCTTCTAATTTTCGACGGCACGGGTGGCTTACTAGCCACACGCCCTTTAATACCAGATAGCATGCCAGGCGCCCAAGACATATTAGGCTTTGGCAAAATAGC